TCTACAAGATTGTCATAGGTAGCATAACAACCACCTGTCCATTCATCATCTTCAAATTCACGGATTTCTATATTTCCGCCAGGTTTGGTCTGGCCATCAATAGACAATTCACCCTCTTTCATAAGAGATATTTCAATGTGTCTCATTATGCAACCTTCCTTTTTGTTAAAATAATTTTAATGTTTTGATTGGCATCTTTGCCAATAACAAAATCACATGTATTTAAATTGAAGGACAATTCCAATGAAGGACAAGAGGCAGTAATTTGAGTCTTACTATTCTTACCCACACCAGCTCGTGTCCAGTTGTTAGCACCTTCAGGCGTTGTTATCATATATGGTTTCATTACACTTTACTCCTTACCAATACTTATCGGGACATGGGCCTGACTTAACCCAATACTTATCATGGTAATAGTCAAGTAACCCTAATTCAGAAAGCATTTCCTTAAATATATTAAGTCCACTTCTACCACCATTAGGTAAACGCAACCATTCTCTTTCCCACACAAATCTATACACCGCTTGACCAGGCGTCATAGCTGGGCCTGCACCAAACATTTCGTCAACAGTTTCTACTTCGTAGACTTCCTTATACATCATCAATGTATAAATCATTCTTCTGTAAACACCCTTCGATCTACCATTTGCATCTTTATCAGATAATCTTTTCGTTTTTGCAATGTCAATTATTGTATCAATTTTCATTATAACGATACTCCTGATAAAAGTTCTACAGTTTTCACAACGTCATTATATGTTACATCATATTTTCTTATGAGTTTTTCCACTGTATCTTCCATAATCGTAGTGTGTTCAAACGGATTTTCTTTATCATAATCGGTAACAATTGACTTACACAATTCCCAATTACCTTCAATCATTTTTCCATTTACATCATATAGTTTCATACTTTCCATCCTTCACCAAATTCTGTATTATCAAATAGAGGACTAGTAAAATCATCCTCACTTTCGGTTTGATTACTATCTACAATACCCTTTTGAGCCTTTTCATCCAAATTATTTAAACGCATTTTTGCACGGTCAATTCCAATCACGAACCGTTTATTTATTGTTGGGTCGTTATATCTATTTTTGAGTTGTTTGACTGCAATTTGATTGAGTCCATCGAGTTCTTCATTAGATATGAGTGCAAACATAAGATCGGCCGTGGCAGGAAGTCCAAAACTTTCAGATGTGTCTTCAAGACCAATATCCGTAGATATGAAACCTGATCTAGTGGTCTGTGTTGCTGACATAATTGGGAGATTTGTCTCAACCGCCAATCCCCTAAGTTCTTCTGCAATCGATTTAATATACATGTAAGAGTTAACACTGGTTGATCCTTTAAATCTACTTGATGCACATATATTCAGATAATCCACAAAAATAATATCTGGTTTGAAAGATTTCTTGATTGCTAATTCCTTAACTAATCCACGAAAATGACCAGTATGTGCGGAGGCTGTCGGATATTCCTTAATAATCAGTTGTCCATTAGTGTCTTTTTTAATACGACCTATCTTAGTAACATACATGGACTTGGGTAGGTCATGTAAATCTTCCATAGAGATATTCATCAAGTTTGCATCTATCCGCTCTGCAATACGTTCTTCCGCCATCTCTAATGTAATATATAGAACATTTTTACCTTGGTTCATACAGTTGGCTGCCATATGACACATGAACAGAGATTTACCTACACCAGTACCCGCAAGTGCGATATTAAGGGTTTTAGGAGGCAATCCACCCTTAGTGATACGGTTGAAAAACTCTAAATCAAACGGTATTTTCTCCTCTACTGTATGGTAAAAGTCAAATCTTTCATCACTATCCAGTAGGTAATCATGGCCAACAGAGTTATCAAAACCAACAGCCAAGGCGTCTGAGAGAATATTAGGCAGAGAGTCAATATCTCGCTCCTTATCCTTTCCATCAATGATTTGTATACCTTCAACAATCGCATTATACACCGCCTTATCTTTACAGAATTTCTCTGTAGTCTCTACTAACCATTCAAAATTCGCATTTTCATCCTTTTCAAGGCTCTTAACTACAGATAATACCGTTTTAACATCTTGTTCATTCAAGTCTCGGCGATTATCAATCTCAATCTCAATAGATGATTTGGTTGGTAGAGAATTATATTTCTCCACGAATTTCTGAATCTCTTCAAATATAATACGCTCATTACGGTCAGAAAAGTAATCCTTCCTCATATGTGGAAGTACTGTTCTAGCGTAATCTTCGTTTTCTATGAGCTCTGAGAGTGTTGTTTTTTCAATCGTTTGCATTTAATTCATCATTCTTGATATATTAATGTACACCGGCTGATTTTGCAATTTCTTGGTATTCAACTAAACTTTTCATAATAACCTCAATTCAACCTATCAATAGTTCTCAATAAATATGCGATAACACAATCCCAATAGTTTCTGCCCCAATCGCTCTTTACATTATCCCGAGCAGTCCAGGCATTATCTATTAGTCGTTCCAGTTGTTGGAGATTCATTTAGTGTGTGCTCCATTCTCTAGTTGTTCAATTCGTAGTTTTAACCAGCTCTCAATAATATTAAAGGACTGTATAACTTCGTCACATACCTCAAACGGAAAGTTCTGTTGGAGATTTTGTAATTCTGTTTTTAAAACAGATTTATGTAATATTTCAATAGAATTGGTGTTTACTCTCATTACACTTTACTCCAACCCGAACCTTCACACACATATTTATCTGTACCGATAAGTATAGCATCACCCATGCTGGTGCTTCGACAACTATCGCCATCAAACATTTTAGTGACTTCCTCGTTGGTCCACCAAGCATCATTAATGCTGTTTGTTTTTTCAAATGCAAACTCTAACTTTTCAGTTACAGTCCACGTTTTATTAACATCAACAAATGCAACCACATGGGGATTTTCATCAAATGCAGAGTGTATCACCGAAACCCTTTCTTTCGGGTTTTTAATCTCTTCTAGAGTTTCTAAAAGAGCATCTAATTTTTCATTCATTTTAACCACATATTACAACATTTCACCTTTATTAGAACATAATTAAAGCTGCGTATCCTAGTCCAAAAATCATAATGATACCAATAGCATCACCAACAATTCTGTTAAATTTAACCCAAGAATATCTATTCATTTTCTTTTACCTTCTTTGAAAAAGCTTTTTCAAATTTTACCTTAGTATAAAACTCTTGCACCAAATTTGCAAGTTCGTAAGCATCTTCTTCATCGGCGCCGTCCAACAAAATCATTTCTGCTTTGCAATCTAAATCTTCTAGAAGACCATCAATGGTTTTTTCACCATCTACTTCATACAAGATTGGCTCATTTTCTTCAATAAATAAATTCATATCAATTTCTTTCAATTACAGTGTTAAAACCATCAATTTCCCATATTTTATCCATCGCCCGATTGGCTGAGGTTCTTGTGGGAAAAACTATAGCAGAAGGATTGTCCCATCCTTCAACAAACTCAACTAATTCATCACAAGGTTCAATCTCTGAGACAAATTCGTTTGTGCCACCTAATCTTAGTTTATAACTCATCATGCAGCCTCTTTCATAATTTCTTCACACAATTCTAGAACTTCTTTCTTGGTGAACTTCTCAGAAAACTTTGTCCGAAACTCTGCAATACGACTCCTAGTGACCTTCATTCTTTTACCAATCACTTCATCTGCTACCTTACCATTAAGGTTATTAGTACCCTCATCAATGGGAGTATCAATCACATGGCCAAGATATTCCATCATACGAGAAGTAACCCTCTTGGTTTCACCAGAACTTTCAAAATATTTAACACTGTAGGTTTTCATTTTCAATTTCCTCATTTTAAATACACAGGCCCCGTCCAGTTAATCGGATAATTACCATCAAGGACATTTCCCCGAGCAGCGTTCCGAGCGGGTCCGGCCCATCCAGCAGGCATCAGAATGTCACCCTTTTTGAATTTCTTATCGGTATCTACACCAACGATAAATGCAGTAACGCAACCACCGTTTTTGGTCAAAAGTTTGATGTACTTACTACCGTATTTCACCTCAAACCCCTCTACGAACTCCTCGTTCATTTTCTTACGAGTTTCAGTCGTAGGTGGCATCCAACGATTATAGTCCTCAATCATAGCGGATTTCATTTTACTGATACCACTAAGTACCGATTTAGAACTTTCATTTACAAAAATAGTCATTTTAACAATTACCTTTCAATTTTTTCATCATATCTTAAGCTAACACATTCAAGAGGGTTTGTCAGTTGCTAGAAATGACCGTAGTTTACAAGCACAGGAAGGATGTTTCAGTTTCCGTAGTGCTTTGGCTTCAATCTGACGAATCCTCTCCCGTATCATACCAAATGTCTTTCCAACCTCTTCCAAAGTATGGTCTTTCTTCAAACCAATACCAAACCGCATCCGTAGCACACGTTCCTCACGAGCAGTCAAAGACGATAGGGCAACGGTAGTTGTTTTCTTGAGTTCAGAGAGTATAGCCTCTTCTTCTGGTGACTTTCCTTCATCAGCAATATCATATGCATATTCTAAAGGAACGGTATCCACCATCTCTATGTCATCTGAAAGAGCCTTACAAATTGCACCATAACGAGACACATCGTTTTTCCGAATCTCTCGTAGTGCAATACTCTTTTCCGTAGTCGCAAATGGGCACATATCTATTTCTCTCTCTTGATTATATTACTAGTATACAGGATAAAATAAGGTTTGTCAAGTTGTAAATATGTCACAGTTAATCAAACTCTTCATAATAACCTCTTTTTTCATTATATAATTACTATACACTATAAAACATGATTTGTCAAGGGGCTGGTCAAAGTTTTTTTAATATTTTTTATAGTGTGACATTTTTATCACGCCCTATTTTATCCAGTTCATAATATTTAATAAGGATTTAGAAGCCATTCCAGATTTGCGAAGCATATCTTTTGTGATTTGTGTTTTTGAAATGCTGTTTATGTCTCCTCTTGCGATTGCAAAATCAGTGGCAGTCCACCTTCCACCTCTACCAGAATTGTTCATGTTGCTCAGTGTTTTTGATACTAATATGTTTCCAACATCTCTCTTAGACATGGCGTTCCTAGACATGAAATCGTTTGTGACACAACCAGCAGAAAAACTGCTGATAACTATTGCAGCAGCAATATTGATAAAAACCTTTTTACTCATCAACCTTCTCCATATTTAAAATTCATGTCTTCACAATAATCACCAAAAAACTCATCAAAGAGTTTTTTGACAAAAGCTTTGTCATAAAACGGTAAAACCGTTCCGACATATGCATAA